TCTGCTGTAAGGTTTTTAATATCTTGTAATTGATTTTTGTTATGCTCTGTGACAAGAACCTTTGCTTTCATACCAGCTATTATTTCTTCTCGCTCTCCTTGTAACACAGCTCTTTGTACAATTAATGCATGTCTTTGATCTTCCAGTGATTTTGTAAAGTTATCAGCAGATATTTTATGCTCTGCCATGCTGTCTGCTAGTTTCTCTGTTTTGGGTGATGCTTGACCCAAACTATCAATATACTTCTTTAATTCATCATCAGAATCACTTAATTCTTTGATAAAATCTTTAGTATTGCTTTCTAAATGGTCAAATGCTCCAGAAAATTCTAAAATTGAATCTGTAGCCAATAATACACCTGTAATAAACAGTCCAATTTTCGTTTTTGTTAATGTTCTATCAAACAGTAAAACAGCAAATCTTGCACGAAGTGTGTTAAAGAAAATAACCGTCATCGCAGCACTAACTATACCTATAGCGGTAGCAAACTCAACGATTTCTTTTTTATTTATTGATCCAGCAAATTGATCCACTAATTTGACAGTTGATTTTAACGCAGGTAAAAGAATATCTCCAATCTCTGCTGCTGCTCTGTTTAAAGAGTCATTCATGTTGCTCACAGCACCGCTAAATGTCTGCGATAATCTATCTGCACTACCAGAAATACGCCCATCTGGGTCAGCCAAGGCTTCTATCAATGCTTTTCTAAATTCTGGTAGTGTAAGTTTTGATAAATCCTCGATACCTTTAGAATCTTTTATAATTTGAAGTATACCTCTCTCCCTGAGTATATCTGCTGCGCCTGCTCCTCCAGCGAAGGCACGACCCAGCGCACTTGCTGCTTCAGTAGCATTCGTACCCATGAATGCAGCCAGGTCTGTGGTAGCTCTTAATGTGGCTTTAGCATTAACACCAAATGCTTCTAACTGCGCACCTGCATTGACTACATCCTGTAATTGGAAAGGTGTTTTAGCCGCAATAGCATTAAAACGATCAAATGCAGCGTTTGCCGCACTGACACTGCCAGTTAATCCGACTAATCTAGTTTTTACATCTTCAAAACCAGATGATGCCTGTACAAACTTATTAACAAAGACTGTTGCCCCGCCTAATGCAAAGCTATATACTAATAATCTATTTCTTAAACTACCTAAACTGCCAATAAGTCCATTGGTCTGACCACGTAAGCTATCTGCTGCTCTTTCGTATGATTTAGTATTTTTTTCTAAAGTTTTAAAATCGCGAGTAGCTCGTGAGAAACCTTTACTGCGTACCTCAATTATAAATTTCTTTTCAGCCATTTTCTTTCTTTATATCTTCTGATTGGAGTGCATTAAATTCTTCATCTATAGCCGAAAAGATGACTAAGCGGTGATAATCTGCTTCATCTATGTTATTTGCTAAAGGTAGATTAAATCTTTTTATAGCCATGTACTCCTCAAGCGCAAATACAGTCTCAGGCGTTAAAAAGTACGTTGAGTCGGCACAGAATACTAATGAATGGTATAACGCAGCACCAAGCGTAAATTTTCCATCGTTGCTCTCATCTACGATACGCCATATTTCATTCCATAGTTCATCTTCGTCATAGGTGATGTTTTTCTTTAGCGTAGGAGACTGCGCTTGGTATGGAAAATGCAAGTTGCGACTAGGCTGGCTTTTATAGCTCATCCACATCGCAACGCGGTGCATTATGACTTTTTTTGGTTTACATCCTTGTATGCATTGTAGATACTCATTAATACTTCATCGATAGCATTGTCATCTAGTTTACCAAGTGACTTTTCTGGATCGGTAAATGCGTAGTTAAGTATCCAATCTAATACGTCAAAAAATTTAGCAGTGTCAATCTCACCTTTCTTGGTGATTGCTTTTACTTCTAACTGATGTAGCTCTCTACGCGCTTTAAAGGTTATGTCTGGTACATCAAATGTACCATTGTCTGTTTTTACTTTCATTGTTCATCCTATTAAGATGAAAATGGCGTGCGATCGTGATGAAATTTATGCTGTATGTATGTCTACAACTGAATTTGATGTTGCCGCTGCATCATAAGTACAGCGAAATGGTATAACACTTTTAAAACCATCTTCATCAAAATTGATAGATGCTTGATCAATGATTGCTTTTGGTGCTTCAATTTGAAATGTTCCATCTGAAATACTAATCGCACATACTGGTTCAGCGGTATCAGCGTAAGAAATCGCTGAATCTGATTCGGCATCACGTTTAACCACCATACTACCAGTTACTTCGTATCCACCAATAACATATCCTAATGGCGCAAATCCATTAGCAGCAGTATCAAATCCAACTCTATTTACTGATCGTGCAATATTTAGCTCAAAAGAAAATAAAACTAAATCTTCCGCACTACCACCAGAAGGAGTGATAGTGGTTGCAGAAAGATCGTGCATATTGAAATAACTTGTTTGTGCGGTTATAGTAGTTTCAGTACCACCACTAAAAGAAATGTTTGCCTTGTCTGGAGCAAATCCAGTAACAAATGTAGCTGAACCCATAATCACGCCACCATTACTGCCAATATCTCCAGAAAGTGTAAATGATGTAACCATACAACTTTTAAATGATAGTGCGGTATTTGCTGCGCTTGCGCTACCTTTGTCAAAATATAATGTTACTGGCACTGCGGTGCTTCCATTAATATTGTGTGTAGTTGGCATTGAACCAATTAAGGCATGAGGATTACTTGCATCACCATACAATGCGTTACAAACACGACTAATAGCTTGAGCTGAACCCATAAACTCTAAGGTTATTTCATACATTCTATCATGTCGTTGCGCTTTTACCATTTCTGTTGATTGTGTTGCTCCGCCTACGCCCTGTCTAAATGGAGCTACTGCTAATGTATGATTAGCAACCTCAC